CGCTGTTCGGGCCAGACATGGGAGGCTGAAGGGACATGAGCCCGCCGCCCTGCGGGGCGCTCGGCATCCTTGCCGCAGCCATTGACCCCAATCCCACACCCGATGGATAAGCCACAGCCACTCTCCCAGGGCTCATCATAGCAGGGTGTATACTTTTTATCCATAACGGTACTTTTTACACATGACTACTTTTTACACATGACTACTTTTTAGTCATAGACTAAATTTTACCCCTTGCGCGGTTGCCACATGGAGGTATACTTCCTTTTGAGATGGTCGCCGTGCCAAGCGCCGCCACTGTCGGGTCCCCCGAACTGAGAAGCGGGGGATTTTTTTGTTGCGTCATCACCCCATCAACCTACACTTGTAGTTGGAACGCACCCCGAAACTTCTCAGCGGGCAATGCGTAGGGCAATTTGAGCGGCATACCCCGTCTTAGCATCCCTTCCAGAGAATACAATTCCGATTCCGGGGTAATTGCCATCCCGGCGTGTGGCCTTGGACCAACTACCCACACGAATCCCCCGAGTCATCATCCCGGCAGAGGGGAAACCGCCAGGCTTTTTGGGCATAGCGACGAGAGGTTACAGCTGACCGGGCCTCGTTTGAGTCGCCGGGATGAGTGCTTACGACACCGTGGCTCCACGCCAGGATGTTTTTGCATTGGCTCCCTGGAAATGGGGGCCTGTGCCCACTCGGCCGTTCACCATCCAGGATGTTGTTCAACAATACTGATAACAATAGTAATCAGTAGGTGTGACCGAACTGGTCAGTGATCGGTGGGGATCCACCAGCACGGAATTTCGACCACTCCTTGATCTCAATCGGTTCCTCGAACGATTCAGCCGTCATCCAAGGGGGGAAGTCGTTCAGAATATGAGAATACTGGTTAATACCACCAACTCCATAGCGCAAACTCGTGATGATATCGTATTTCCGGCTCGGAGTTTCCTCCATCGGGCCATCGCCCTTCTTGTTCCACTCGTAATTTGCGTATTGGTCAATCAACTTTTTTAAATTCTTGCTAATAAATAGGCGGTTAGTGCTAAATCTGTGCCACAGGTTCCCCATCCCAGTCAAAAATGAGTTGTCTGCCTTGATAAACTTACGTTTATCTTCGTCGATGTTCTCCCAACCTGCACCATGGGCAAGAGTCCAGTATTCCTCAAGGATCTTTTCGCCGTCTTTCTGGGCAACCTGGTCCGAAGCAGGGTCGATCATGAACGTCATAGACCGCCCCCAGCGGTCCAGCTCGCCGTAGTGGTAAACCGGAGGACGGCGGTCCTGTTCGTAGTCCACATAGCAGTAGACAACATCGGCCATGGGGTCCAGAGCGAGCCCTACGGCAGCCGTAGGATGGGTCCAGCCCACATCCATACCCCCCAAAAACTTCCACCGCTTACCGATGGAGATCAATGCAGGGTCGTAAAGGATGTCCTTGGTAGGGAACGGGAAGATAAGACCAGAATTCGAGGTCGCATGACCCTGGGTTCTGGCTGCGAGCATCGCCGGATCATGCGACCAGCGGCGAATGTTGCGGGCCTTCACCTCTTCTGAGATGTGGTTGATGTCATCGTAGGTCATGTAGACTAGGAACACGTCCGGGCCTTCTTCCTCCATGGATTTCACGAAGGGAGTCCGGCCGTGCTGTGGGCAATACGAGCAGTAGATGTAGCCGTTGGTGGTGGACATGCGGGCCTGGATCTCGTCCAGGATCTCCAACGGGCATTCCTCATCGATCCACGCCCTATCACCAGTCCAGGAGGCGAGGGCCCCTGTCTCCATGCCGTGCGACTTGAAGGCAATCAGGGACGTTGTGTCGCTCGGGACGTGCTTCACCCGAACCATGTCAATGGCACCGGAAACAGACTTACGAGTCGGCTTGTCGATGATGTATTTCGAGTTGATCAGGGCCTCGTCACCCGGCTTGTCCGTCCACCCGGGCTTGTCGATGTTGGGTCCAAACAACTTTTTCTGGGCCGAGTCTCGGGTCAACTCGGTAGTTTCACCGACCACCCAAGCGTTGATGCCTCGGACTGTGCGCGGGCCCCGATACCACTCCGGGTAGATGCCCGTGGCATCCCAAGCAATGTTTACGGCCGCAGCCAAGCTTTTACCACTATTGGAAACTACAATATTATTACACACGAAGGCGTGGTCATGGTGGTCGATGTTGATGTCCCAGGTAGGCTCGTAGCCAATCTTCCCCTCGTAGGTCAGCTCGGACAGTTCCGCATGGCCTTCCTTGTCCACCCACACCGGAAGCTGGTGCTTCACGGCCCGCATGACCCTAACTAGGGCGATGCGGCCGGAGGGGTATTGCACGGCCACCTTGTGCTTCTGGCTGCACTCCAGCCAGCCCTGTGAGTGCTTGAATCGGTGCAGGATGCGACCCGGATTGGTGAAGATGGCCTTGACTTGGCTCGGGACAAACTCGCCCGTGGTGAAGTCGAACGCCACCACTTTATCACCGACTTCGATACAGTCGATCCGTTTCTCATCCCCGCACCACATCAGGACGGCGGCGTCTCCGCGAAGACACTGATTGGCCCCAGAGATGGCCTTGATGTGCCGCTTCGACTCCCAGAAGGCGAGTTGTGGTTTGTTGGGGGGACGCCTCGTCCAAATGTCAACGAACGCCGTAGCCGCTTCCTGCTCAACCAGGGTTGAAAAGTCGCTGAGTCCCTGGACCAAGCCGGATAGGTCGTTGTGTTTCGGCATCCCTACTCCCAGAGTTCCTTTACCTGTTCGATGTAGACAGAGCATCCCGGGAACTCCACCCGCTTCATCGTCTCACCGCAGCAGGGGCAAACCCCCGGGGTGTCCATCTGGGACACGGGCAGGATGACTTCTTCCGTCTTTGCGCACAGGACACACTTCCTCGAATACAGCGGCATCTCAACCCCTCCGGACAATCTTGTGTTCAAGGGCCACAAGTTTCGCATTGAAGGCGTCACACAGTTCCGTGACAACCGCCTTAGTCTGCTCCGTCAACTTCTCCCCGGGGTCCTCAAGGGATGCCTCCACGTTCTGGAGGATGGTCAGGTGTGAGATAGGGGCGATGGGCATGGGCTACTCCTTTGGAAGGTCATCGAACGTGAGCATATCATCGTAGTTCGTGGGCGTCGTAGGATCAGTAGCGCCTTCCATCCCAAGGGCTTCCATCTCTTCTTCCTCGGGCACCACTTCGGCGTCCGCCGTGGCCACCATGTCCTCACTCTCACCAGGCATGATGACCTTGATCCCCGTCTTGTCGAAGATCATTTGCTTGTAGACGCTCAGGACGCTGATGAACCGGCTCCACATCTCGGCCGGGTTGGCGTCATCGTGGCGGTTGATGTCAATGACCTGCTTCTTGCCGTATTTCTTTGGATTGAATATTTCAGCTAGACGAACGCGAAGGTCTGACTGGATTTTATGCTTAAAAGTCTGGCTACCGTCTGGGTCCGGGAGGTCCACGATATTCAATGCCTGCTCAGCAAGGATGATGGCCCGCATCTGCTCGGCCACAGCCATCATGTCCGCGAAAACCTTGTAGTCGTTGCACCAGGCCATGTAGGTGCGAGGTTTCGGCATCCCGGGCTGCTGGAGGATGGCAGGAATCGAATAGCCCCGGGCCGTGAGGTCCAGGATGGTTTCCATAACAGAGGCGCGGTCCAGTTTCCGCCCGCATATCGTCCAGTGGTCCTGGTGTTCGGTGCGCTGCAAAGCTTCCAGGGTGATGTCCGCCCGGAGATCACCCACGCCCAAACTCGGGTTCTCAGTGAAGAACATCTCCATCGCGTCAACCAGCGTCAACGGGACTCGGCTTGCCATCACCCTGGCATCCTCGATGGCAGGATCAACCGGGATGTCTGAGTCTCTCCGCTTACCCATGGAATTCCACCCAATCAGGAGACAGGTCAATGATGGTGCGGTTGTAGTTCCCTCCAATGCGCTGGATCACCTTCAGCATCCCGCGCTTGTTCATGTCCCAGATGGCCCTTTGGACCAGGGACTTGCACACGCCAGACTTGGATATCAGTTGCTCGTTCTTGAACGCGACAGTGTAGGAACCCCTCGCCATGAACACCAGGGCCAGGAACACCCGCACGTCATACTGGGGCATCCCAGCGAGATACCACCCCCAGCGTTTGGCATCTAGAACAACCTGCATCAGATTGCCCCCGCCAGGAACTCGTCGTCGTCCACAGGGCGACTAGGTGTCTTCCTAGACAGGCGGCTGATTTCCGAGCTGAGTCGGTCGATCTCGGCCTCCAACTCAGCGTTGGTCACCACCAGACGCATGAAGGAGTCGTATCGGTCTCGGCTGATGGATACCATCTCCACCTGCGGGACGCTATCGAAGAGTGGTGCGGTTCCGGGGGCTCTCGGGATCGGCATATTTGTCTCCTTCTAGATTAGGTTACAGCCTCAACATGTCTATGCAACAAAAAAGTCCCGCCCCACCACCACCCCGTCTAGACGGTGTGCCCTTTGGGAACCGGGTTTCAGCACAACTCATAGAAACCGTTAACCTCGTGGTTTCTAGGATTGTCCCGGGTGTGGTGCCGGCAACGGCCGGTCGGGAAGGCGGGAAGGGATATGGCTAGCTCACATGAACAGTCAGGGTCCCGGACTCGGGAGCGTCCGTGGACAAGGTGGTGAGCAGGCGGTTGCCGTTCATCTGGTGCAGGATGACCTGGATCTTTGCTGGGACCGATACCACCGTCTCGTGGCTGGCAGAGTCCAGTTCCGCCTGCGCAGCAGTCAGGGATGCCTCTGCCGTGGCCAAGGATGCCGTCAGGGAGGCGACCTTGGCATCCGATGTGGCGATGGACTGGTTGGCATCCGACAGCGCGGCCTGGGCCGTCACCAGGGCGGCGTTGGCCGTGGCGAGGTCGGATCGAAGTTCAGTGATGAAGGGCAGGGCTTCGGCCTCGGTGATGGTGTCAAGGGCCTTGTCAACGGCATCAGACATTGTGTCTCCTATTGGTTGGGTTTATTTATTTTGTTACGTAGAAATTAATTATTCCAGGTTATTGACTCGCACGGTGCGGATCGCTTCGCGGGCCACGTTCCCGGCCCAGGACAGCGCACCGCCGTCCGGGCAATGCGCAGCGATCAGTTCGAGGGCTTGGCGGCAGGTGTCGAGATCCTTCACTGTCTTCCAGACAGCCGCATCAGTGATGTCAACCTTCATGGGGCACCGTCGGGACTTTGACGTAGATGTATTCACGGCATACAGGGCACCTGACCTTGACAGACGTTACCCCACCAGGGATAGGGGTAGACTCACCTTCCGACTGGCCAAACTCGACAGCAGTCCAGCACCTATGGCAGATGCCTTCGAGTTGCGTGTCAGACCAGTCTCCCCGCTTGACGATCCTCATTCCTTCCCCCAGTTCTTCTTCTTCAGGGCAAGCCGAGCCTTGGCGATGAAGGCCTCGTCCCAGATTGAGGTTCGGTCAGCCCAGGAAGCCTGATCTCCCTTCCCCGTGTGGGTAGGGTTGAGCCACACATCGCCATCCTCCATGGGGATCAGCAGGCTCAGGCTTTCGAGCTCCTGGATGATGTCGTCGTTGACGGGCCCAGAGAAGACATACCCCTGTTCGTCCGACCTGGACACGAGGTAGCGCCACGCCTGCAACACTCCGGGCCCCATGTTGCGTTCAAGCGTTGCGTCCATTCCATCCCCCTAAGTTACATTCTACGTCTTGGTCTGGTGAACGCAATGGCCTTCTTCAAAGATTCTCTTGCCTTGGCCAAGAACGCTTCATTCCATGCGGACGGATCACCCTTACCCGAGTGGGTAGGGTTTAGCCATAGGTTGCCGTTCCCCATCTGGATAAGTAGGGTCATGTGTTCCAGCTCGGTGACGGTATCATCCTCAACCACGCCCCGTGGTGCGACTCCAGAGGTGTCTGCCCGGGCCACGAGGTAGGACCACGCCTTGCGCACGGTAGGGGAGGACTCCACCATGTAGAAGTCAAACCAGACACCCATCACTTTTCCTTGACCGTATAGAACGCCGACGCTTCCTGCTTGAATCCAGCGATCATATTCACCAGTTTCTCCGGAGCCTTATCTAGCCAGCAGCACCGAACCACCTCCGGGTTGATCCAAACCTCATCCCAGTGGAACCCCCTCTTGCGGATGAGTCCCTGACCCTCCAGATCTTTCAGGGCCTTCCAGATAGCAGACCTGTCATAGCCCGCCTTGATGAACTCAGCCACTCCCACCAGGGAGCACTGGCGGTCGTCCATCCTTTTCATCAAGACAGTCCAAACCTCGGCTGAAACCTTGAACCTGATCCCCATCACACGGTCCCAATCGACCACCCTGATCCAGGGTTGCTTTTGCATACTTACGGCGCTCGCCATGGTGCCCTCCTACAACAAAGTATACTCACAGAATTTCCAATGTCAACAGTGGAAATCTACAGATCGACTTTCTTACCTTTCTTACAGGAATCCGGGAACCGCATGAACACTCAGAAAAGTTACGTACTATTTCTGCTTCTTGTTACTATGGCGACTACTCCGAACCCCTCCCATGTACCGGTTCTCATCTCTTCAGGGCATCTCGCCTTCGGCTCGCAACCTCACGCCGGTAGGGCGGTCTTATCGGAACGCGCTCTGAACTGATGAGCGCTTATCCGAACGACAGTGTATATATTTTCTCTTGGGATGAAATTCTGTTTCCCTTGAAAAAATAAAGTGAACCGCGTGAGCGAGTGAACGCCCTCCCAATGGAATTAATTATTTCTCCACGAGAAAAATAATCCCCATGGCGAAATACCGCCGAATGTAATTTGGACCCTTCATTTCCCCAACCGTCTCAACCACCATCATTCCCCCATGACCCCCCTCCCCAGGGACTATCTAGTCTTCATGACGTGCTCAATGCAGCATCCGTACACCTGCAGCGAGGCGGGCCGCGACCCGGATGGCCCGACATCCACCCCGCACACGCGCGCGACCATCCCCCCCCGCTCCCGCTTGAGAATGCTGTGGTGGGGAAAGATTATGGGTGGACCGGTGAATCCACCTTGTATCCCGGTGAATCCGATCTCAACTCGGTGAATCCATAGACCTGGCCGGCAGCAGAACTCCCAGCAGTGAATCAGCTATCAACTCCGATTAATCAATCAGTCGGTATTAATGGTATGAAAAGTTTTTACCATAGACTGAAAGTTTCTACTCATGACCACTGAACCTGCCCCCTTACCCCCAAATGGTAACAGCGGGGTCGAGGGGGTGGCGGATGGATGGCGATTGCTAGGGGGTGGGAGGGTCCAGGCGGAGTCGGACGTGGTAAGTGGGTGATCAGTGAGTCCCGGTGTCCAAGGGATCCTCTGCGAGTCTCCCTTGCGGTCGCAAGTGTGTGCGGCATTGCCGGCCGTCAAGGTCGTTACCCGCTGGCGCGGTCCACTCGCTTGACTGCCTGCTTCGGAGGCGATGCGACTACCACTTGGTATCGATCCGGAGTGAAATAGGTATGCAGCGGGCCCTTGCTCGTGGGTGCATCGTGCATGATACTAGGTTGAGGAGTAAATATGTCCAGACCTACAACGTTCCCGGCAGAGTGGATACCGCTGATCAACGTAGCTGGATCGGTGCGGGAGCTGGCATCAGAGATCGGGCTGCGAGCCACTACGTCTTTGTGGCGCATCGCCCATGGGAAGGCAAGGCCAGGGCTGGCGGTGATGCAGCTCCTGGAGCAGTTCTGCCGACTGCACCGGCTGGCCATGCCGAAAGAATTTAAAAAATAATTCGCTCTGGCCGCTTGACAGAGGATGCACCACGCAGCATACTATGGGTATCAAAGAAATGGATCATTGACAAGCCAGCAGCGCTCTTTGGGCCAGCCTGGCACATGACTACCGAACGGAGAGACGGGGACAGGCCCGGATCAGATGGAGCTGGTGCATCGTCGGTAGACCTGGGAACGCATGATGGAGATACGGCGGGCCTCTCATGACCCGCTGCATAACCACCACCCACAGGAAAATAAAATGACTAGCCATACACCGGGACCCTGGATCGTCTTTGACAACGGGGCAGACCACCAGATTTTCAACGCAGACCAAAACGTATGGATCGCGGATGCGAAGAAATATGATGAATCCAATCCGGACGAGGTTGCGGAGGCAATTGCTAACGCCCGCCTGATCGCGGCCGCCCCGGATCTGCTCGCTGCACTTAAGATGCTGCTGGAGTCCAGCGACAGGGACCCCAAGGGAGAAGAGGACGCGTACCAGGCCGCTGAGACTGCCATCGCCAAGACAGAAGGCCGATGATGCGATACTTCGGCCGCTTTCTCCTTGCCTTCGTCGTAATCGCAACCATCACCGTCCATTTCTGCCGATAGGGGATACCATGAAATATCGCAAAAATGAAATCGCCGAATCACGAGCCGCCCTCTTGGGATGGCTTACCCCCGGGATGACCGTATACACCATCCTAGACAGCGTGTCCCGCTCTGGGATGTGCCGACACATCCGTCTCTTGACGCTGGAGGGCGATGGCCCGCGCTATTTGTCCTATCACGCGGCCCGGGTCCTGGGATATGCCATCAACGGCCATTCCGATGCGATTCGGATCACCGGGTGCGGCATGGATATGGGATTTGCCATTGTCTACGAGTTGTCATCCGCATTGGGGTATGCGCTCAATCAGCGCTGGCTGTAATCGCTAGGTTATGACGGGAGCGGCATCCGTGCCGTTCCACTCATCACCTAACACCGGAGGAACACCATGGACAAAGGCCCCTATACAAACAACCATCTTTTGCGCTATCTGGCATCCCTGGCCGCGCAGGATCCCAAACTGCCATGGCTGGCTCAATCCATTGCCTTCCTCTCTGACCGCGCCATGCTCGGACACGTCATCTAACCGGAGGTCACCATGTGGGCATTATTCAATCGCTTTGAGTTGAACATCACCAGGACCACGGCCGAACAGTGCAGCCATCCCGGCGACTGTGACGCGGACGTGCGGGCCGCAATGGATGAGTTCCGCTACCGGCGCCAGCTGGCCAAACTGGATCCTGACGCAGTGCGCGACGAGCTGGGAGAATACGGCGCGTGGGACGCGACCGAACTAGCCGACGACGCCATGAACTTGGTGCGGCTGTTCTGGATCGCCTGCGGCAACATTATCGATGATATCTATTCCAGGAGCCACCATGCGTGACCCAATGGCAAAAAAGGACTCCACCCGAGAAATTAAACAGATCGGCTACCAGCTAGCCATGGATGACCACCTATACGCCATGGCTCGGACCATCGCTATTCACCGGGCGTTTGTCGCCCTGGCCAACCAAACTCTGCTCACCCTGAGCCCCAAGGGAACGGAGAACTGAAATGAAGCGCTACACTGCCGACGAACTGAAAGAGGTTATCCGCCTGCATGCCCTGTGGCTGGCTGATGCCAATGGCGGAATCCGCGCCAACCTGAGCGGGGCCAACCTGAGCGGGGCCGACCTGCGCGGTGCCGACCTGAGCGGGGCCAACCTGCGCGGGGCCAACCTGCGCGACGCCTACCTGCGCGGTGCCAACCTGAGCTGGGCCGACCTGAGCGGGGCCGACCTGAGCGGGGCCAACCTGAACCGTGCCAACCTGATCGGTGCCAACCTGAGCGGGGCCGACCTGAGCCGGGCCAACCTGCGCGACGCCAACCTGATCGGGGCCAACCTGCGCGGGGCCAACCTGCGCGACGCCTACCTGAGCGGGGCCGACCTGAGCGGGGCCAACCTGAACCGTGCCAACCTGAACGGGGCCGACCTGAGCCGGGCCGACCTGCGCGGTGCCGACCTGCGCGGGGCCAACCTGCGCGGGGCCAACCTGCGCGACGCCTACCTGAGCGGTGCCAACCTGAACGGGGCCAACCTGAACGGTGCCTACCTGAGCTGGTCCGACCTGAACGGTGCCTACCTGAGCGGTGCCAACCTGAACGGTGCCAACCTGAACGGTGCCAAGGGAGCGGTGCCAACCTGCGCGACGCCTACCTGAACGGTGCCGCCATCGCATGGGGCATCATCGCTAATTCACCCATCCCCAATTACATGGGGTTTTGACCCCAGGAGCCCACTATGAAGCGCTACACTGCCGACGAACTGAAAGAGGTTATCCGCCTGCATGCCCTGTGGCTGGCTGATGCCAATGGCGGAATCCGCGCCAACCTGAGCGGGGCCAACCTGAGCGGGGCCAACCTGAGCTGGGCCGACCTGAGCGG